GGAGAACCAATACTTTCCATAAATGACCACTTATAAGTTCCGTTCCATTCAGCTTGTTCTTCTATAGAGTGTACATGTTCTTTCGCTTTTTCACAATCTATTAGCATAATACTATCACACCACCATCCTCTTTCCTGAGGGGTGTCTTTATGTCTTGCATTATTCATTTGTAAAGAATCCCAGACCATACCAAAAGGTTTGCCTTTTAAGTCTGTTCTCCACAAATGAAACATATCTCTAAAGTTTATCATATCACAATCTGTGTACAAAGCTTTGCCTTTGAATCCACACATCTCTGGTATAGCATATCTAAAGCAAGTGAACGGTGTTCCCCAACCTTGTCTTTTCCATGTAGGAAACATACTTGGTCTTAGCCATGTAACTTCTACTTTGTGGTTTGTGTTCTTTAATATACTATATAAATATACCTTTTCTATTGTAGGGTCAAAGTTTTCACTTGTTCCAACAAATAGGCGTATAGGTTCTTCTCTATTAAAGGGCTTATCTTTCTTAAAATAACCTGTTATTTCATTAGTCATCATAGTATGTGACATGCAGTATTATATCTCCTTCTTTTATATGTACGTTCATATTCCATAAATTACCTACACTCTCGACAGTTCCTTCTTTAGAAGGTTTCCATTCTAAACCTCTGCCAGACCATGTATTTAACTTATAATCATTAACTTCTAGTGATTGGCACAGCTTCATGTAGTTCTTACCTAGTATTATATCAGTATCTCCTTTGACTACATAGTATGATTGTCTACTTTTTGTAGTTCTAGGTAACGCTATTCCTTTGTCTGTACCTCTAACTATTACTATTTTTTCTATTGTTTCTCTGAACTCGCCTTGGGTACTAATATCTTCCATGATAGTATTACCATGAGTTCTCCAGTAAGGATAGGTACAGTTATACACTTCGATATCATACTTAGGTGGAAAGTAATGCCACATTAAATATGTATCACAGAAAGGAAACTGAGCATCACGCTGAGGGTCCATCCATTCTACTACTTCATTACATAGGTCTGTTATACTTTGTGGTACTACCATACTTTACTTTCTCCTCGTATAAAGCACACTAATACATCTCTTAATCCTGATTTTAGTGGAGTACTTTCGTGCATATGAAATGCTGTAAATACTGTTAAACTGCCTTTCTTCTTCATTGTTTTAAAGTTATGTCTAAATTGATTTGGAGGTGTCTGTTGTCCTCCTAGTATATCTTTCTGATTGAAGGACTCAGCAATCTCTAAGTCTCCTCCTTCGTAATTATCACTCAATTGTACACTAATGCTTATCTTTCGCATCGATCTTCGTTTTATTATGTGATTCAAGTAAGGTCTGCAATCTCTGTGTGCAGTAAAAAATTGTCCTTTCTTTTTGTATCTTACTATATTAAATTCGTGGTTGTCTGATAAGATAGGATATAACTCGAACTTATATGTTCTATCGTTGTATGAATCAATTGCATACTGTAATTTATGTCTTAACCATTCAGGTACACTTGCTCCACTGAGTTTATCACAGTCTCTAATAGATGTATCTATGCCTCTGTATCTTGTACCTGCTGGTTGAAATTGTTTGGTTTGGTGGGAATAAAAGTCTTGTATCTCATTATCAGACAGGAAGTTTTCTATGTGTCCACATAGGTCTGATGTATTATTCTTGTCTTGACTGAGTACTAAGTTCATCTTTTATCATTTGTTTGATTTCGTTTTTAAATTGGTCGTATGAATCGAATTCACACAAGTCTTTCGGAGGGTGTGAGTCATGTTCTAATACTATTACTCTATCCTCTAATTCTTCTAGCCACTCTTCGCATTCTCCGAATCGTGCCTGTGCTGGTTCATTCTTATCGAACCACTTGGAGTGTTTCTCCATTGCTCTTTTCCACAAAAGCATCTTTATAAACCTAACCATGAATAGTGCTTATAAATGTAGCAAAAGCATTTGCTTGGTCATGGTATCTACTAGGTATGGATATATCAAATACTATTCTTGGACTGTCGCCCATGTTTCTATCACTAATCCATGTAGTCTCGCCATCTAACATACCAGATACACAAGTCCAGTCCTTAGTAGTATCAGGATTGTGTTGGTCTTCCACTTTTACACGCTTACCATCTTTGATAAAGTTTGTAAAGCCATTCTCACTGTTATGTATAAATCTAAAGAAGTGTCTAGGTTGGTCTCCTCCGTTACTCCATGCAGTCCATCCTGTTGCTGGTGGTTGGAAGGTTATACTATCCCAGTACCATGCTTGGTTATCAGTTAGTTGTCGTACTGAACCTAAGAATACTGAACTTCTTTCTTTGAAGTCTTTTGATACAGACCTACCAGCATAGTCAATACAATTACTAGGTTTAGGATATCCATTGTCTGATTCATCAGCCATCTTTTCTCTTAAATCAGCCGCTGTTGTCTTAGGTAATGGTTTATATGCCCATCTATGAGGTAGTTTATAGAAGTCTTGTGCTAATAAGTCTAACCTCTGAATTATCTGGTGTTCTTTAATCGGTATCTGTTTCATTGGTTGTCACTTCTCTATAGTATATTACTACTTCTTTGAGTTCACGAATATATCGTTTTAACTCTTGAGTGTTGTATGCCATTAACTCATAGTCTGGTACTGTCATAGCGAAGAATACCACTTGTCCTTGGTCTTTTTCTACTCTTGCTAAAAATTCTTCTAAGTTTTTCTCACTAACTACGTACCAATAAGGCTCTTTTAAGTCTATTTCTCTTGGTAGTACTGGTTGTGCTATCTGCCTTTCAATAGGCTTTGCACTAACCTCTAATGTCTTTGTTGGTAACAGGCTGCACGACGATACCATCATCAGCAGCATCAATGTCACGGCTATCTTGTTCGATTCCATCAAATACCTCTTTTGTTGCTTTGTTTACTCTAGGTTCTATTAACCCAGGCTTTGCTGCGGCTAGTTTAGTTAAACTGTGCCTTTTAAATATATCAAGATAACGATTCATTTCTTTTTGCGTTTCTTGACTTTTCTTTTGTAAATCGTTGAGTTTACCTGTTTGTAAGGTAAAGTCGTTTTGTAGTGATGAGATTGCATCTTCTTGCAACTGTACTGCACTTTCTAACTTTGCGTTGTTTTGTGTAAGTGTAGCGTTCTCATTCCATAACCAATAGGTACTTATACCTAGTGATAGTATAATTGCTAGGAGAAACTGATACACAGTAGTCCTCCAATAAGTAGTCCTTTACCAAAACATATCCAATACATTTGATATAAGCTAAGTCCATACTTTACTTTCATTTCGTTTATTAACTTCATGTGTCTAAGTTTGAGTTTTTCTATCATAATTCTTCTATTTTGTAGTTAAGACCTTCTGCGCCTCGAATCTCTACTACTTCCTTGTCCTCATTGAGAAACTTTAGGTATTTAGGTTGTTTTTTCAAAAATTTACGAACTATATAAGTTGTATCATCAGCGTCACCATATACGGCATTATAACTAACAGTTAGCTTATATCTTGTCGAGAAATAGCTCAGTATTTTTAACCAAATTTCTTTTATGTCCATTTCTTATTTTCAAACAGAAGACCCTCTGCTTCTCTACGGCGAATAAGTCCTTCTAAGACCTTGCCACCTGCTTTATTCCATCTTGCCATTTGCGCTGGTACTCCTTCATATTCTTCTCGATTGAGTACTTTTAACATGGTTGATGCTTGTAAATTTCCACCACCTAAATTGAAAGTCCAACTGACTAGTGCGTCGAATTGATACTGTTCTAGTGGTACTGTAACATTTTTATTGACATAGTTTTCATACTCTGTCATTTCTTCCAACAGCAATGCATCCGCTTCTTCCTGCGTGATGGTCATGTCTCTTTCTGCTGTTTTAGTATGACCATACCCGATAGTCCATACTCCTGCTGCACATCTATAAGCTGTAAGTTCACAGCCCTCGAAGTGTCTAATTAGTTCTAATCCATTTTCTGATATTTTCATTTGTTTCCTCATAAGATTGGGGAGTCCTAGAACTCCCCTAATACAATCTGACAGGTTATGTAAGTACACTAATGCTCTGCACTATGATGCCACCGAAGGCTATGACTAATGTATAATTAGCCACCATGTTGCAAAACTCTCCGTTCTCACATATACTATCACGAACTTTGTAAGCTATTGCTTTCATTTTAGTTTATCTCCAAGATTTTCTTCTTGGAATCTGGAGTTCGTGATAAGTTGATGGTCAGTAATCCGTCTTGTAGATTTACCTTGTCTACTAACAGGTCGGCGTTTAGAATAAATCTTCGTTCAAAAGATTTTAGACTAAGACCCTGATGAATAAAATCTTCATCATCACCTAGTTTTGTGTCTTTTTTACCCTTTATGTGGAGTTCTTTGTTATCAAAGATTATCTCCAGTTCTTCTTTCTTCCAACCGGGTACTGCAACTTCTATACGATAGTTGTTGTTCCCTGCTATTAAGTTATATCTAGGATATCCACTGTCCGTATAAGACGGCAATGTGGGCATATCCAATCCAAGCCAAAATTTACTTAAATCTATACTCATTTTTTATCTCCATAATTCCTTTTCAGTAAATATTCACGTTCCTTTTCAGTAAACGCACCAATTGTAAGCCAAAACTATGACTTACAGAATAATTATATCAAATTTTAACCTTGATGTCAAGAACTATTTTTCAGAGTCATCAAACTCTATAAGTCCCTTCTCCTCTAAATAGTCTACCGTGGATCGGATTCCGATTTGTTTTCCTATTGTGTATGCACAAGCTATGCACATAATTAAAAATATTATTTCACTTATTTCATTATTTATCATTTGTATATTATAGCAACAGTAAAACCTCATGTCAAGGATAATCTATACCATTGCTGAAAATAGTACTTGACAGTACCTTTTAAATTTAGTATAATATCTGTATGAAATATAAAAAAGCAATAGAATATTTACACAAAGCATTTGCAGAACTTCCTGAAGGAGTTGAACTTACAAAGGGAGGCGTTGGAGAACTTGCACTCGCAAATCATCTCGGTCATACACTTGTAGATGGAGACAAAAATGCTGATGCATACCTCGGTGAGCTAGAGTATGAATACAAGATTAGTCATACTGACCAATTTAATTTTAACTTTGGAACGAGACAAATGCAGAACGGCATGGAGTGGCAAGATAAGATTCGTACGAAAGTATCTAAGTGGGAAGGAGCATACTGTGCCCGAGTCATTGGAGTAACAGTCGAGGAGGTTGCCTACATTGAAAGCAAAGTTCTGCTCGATTACTTACTAGAACACTTTAGTAAGACGAAAGGACAACTGCTAGTGAAGAACTTTTCTATGAAAGCGTTCAAGGCACTTAAAAATAGTTCTTGACATCAAGTTAAAAATCGAGTATAATATCAGTATGAATAAATGGACAACAGAGCAATTGGATTATCTAAAGAGGCACTACAATGTGCTACCAATAGAGGAACTTGCACAGAAATTAGAACGCACTGAAGACAGTATCGTATCAAAAGTATACTATCTTCGTAGGCGAGGTTTTACTTTTCACAGGAGAGCAGATGCCAAGTGTTAATCTAAAAGGAATGTCCTTCGAGAAAGGACTTAGAATTTTCCGAAAGAAGTGCATGAACGCTGAAATCAAAGAAAGATGCAGAGAGAAACAGTACTATGAAAAACCCAATGCTAAAAGAAATGCAGCGAATAATTATAGGAAGCGTTCACGACAGTTGGACGTACTGAAGGCAGAACAACTCGCTACAAGAAAGAAATTGTCAATGAGGCACAGGTAGAAATCAAATCTACTTATTCAAAATCGTATCATAACTCAACTATACTTCATAGAATAATATATTTTATTATAACTTGAACCCAATCCAAAACACAATTCCATACCCCTAGGAAAAACACTTCTTGCATTCTGTTGAAAAGTATGATAAAATAAATACATAATTTGATATACAGTCAATACGAACTACCGATTA